CCACTCGCAACGAGTGCGAACCCCACACCCTCGGCGGCGTCACGAACCGTCAGATCGACGCGGGTGATCAGGATGCCGATCGAGCCGGCATACGCTGTCTCGCTGATAACGATCTCGTCGGCCGCACACGCGAGCGCGTACGCCGCCGAGCAGGCACACCCCTCGACGTACGCGACGAGGCGTTTGCCGGCCGCCTTGCACCGGTTGCGTATCGCGCGCGCGGCGTCAAAGCACCCGAACAACTCGCCACCGGGCGAATCGATCTTGAGGATGATCGTTGACGCGGTGCCGGCACACGCCTCGGTGACGCGATCGAGGATCGCTTCGTAAGAGTCGGTCCACCACCCCTCGTGATGTTCGAGCGGCCCGCGGATCGTGATCACCGAGTTGCCGTCGACAGTCTCAACCTCTGACGGTTCGGGCTCGACGAACAGCTCGAAAAACGCTTGCGGGTGTAGCGCTAGGATCCCTTGCCGATCGTACCGACGACGCATTAGGCGGCCTCCCGAACGAGGCGCGGCCCCGGTGCCGGTGGTGTTGGTGGCTCGCCGTCGACGGCCTCGGCGGCGTTGTCGGCGACGTCTGACGGATCGACTTGCACCCCGCTCACGGTGCCGGCGACACCACGCAACGGGAGCGCGAACCGTTGCGCGAGTAGGTCGATATCCAGTTCGCGGCCGTGCGCGGCGAGTGCAGTTGTCAACTGATCGATGCCTTGCGCGATCGTGACAATGCCTTGCGCCTCCACGTTGCGATCACTCGGCGGCGTCGTGTCCCACTCGACGACGGGTGCACGATCGAGCGCGTCGGCACCGTAACGAGCCTCGACGAACGACGGGATACCCTGAGTGTTGAGCGTGTGCGCGAGATCGCCGGCCGTCGATTGGATCAAGTCAGATCGGATCGTCGCGTGAATGTCTGAGTTCTGGAAACCCGCACCACCCGTCGTCGTGACGGTTTGGCCGGCGACACAGATCGTCATCTCGGCGTTTTGATCGGCGATCGTTTTGAGGAACGAGTCGTACCCGCGGCCGTTCGACTCGAGCAGCTTGATCTCGTAACCGGGTGTCAGACCAAAAACGGTGTTGACGCCCCATGCCATGACTTGCCGAAAGAAGGTGTCTTTCTGCGCCTCAACCGATCCGCTCGGTGCGTACGCAACGCGCGCGGGGTTGGCGAGTTTCGCCTCCCATTCGTCTTTGTACAGACTCGCGTGATCCTTTCGGATGTACGCGCGCCCGATCGCACGCCACAACGCGTTTTGCCACGGTGCAGTACGGCCACCCGGCGTGTGCAAGATCCACCGGCCGTCACCGGGTGTGATCGGGAGCGGGCCGGCGTTCGAGCGGAAATACCACCTCGACTCGTTCCACCGGTACATGAGGAATTGCGGATCGAGCCGGCAAAACACGGGGTAGTCACGGCCCACCACCGGCACGAGCTCGCCGATCGCGACACCGAGCAACAACCCGTCGGCGGCAAACGTGGCGAGTTCCGACGCCGGAAACATCTCGTCGAACACCGAGCGCGCCACGTCGTGCCCGAGTTCGAGTGCGGCAATGATCTCGGGATCGCCGCGGAACCGTTTGGGCAGGCGAACGAGGCCACCGGTGCGCGTCGACAACACGCCGGACAACACACCGTCAGATCGAGCCGTCGACATGAGTTCGGCGGCCCATGAGAGATCGCCTTGATTCGCGAGGTACACGGCCGTTTCAAGATCGGCGAGGTACCACCGGGGCCGCGCGATCGGGATCGGTTGCAGGTTGCCGCCGAGGGTGCGGCGAATACGTTCGATCTGTTCGACGCTCGGCCCGACGGCCTCGGCCCCGGGTTTCTCGTACGTCGAGATCCCGAGCAGGGCCGCGCTTGCGCGCATCAGTCGTTCACGTGCACCCATCGCGATCGGGGTGTCGCACGCGCGCGCGGTGTCCGTCGCGCAAGTAAGGTTCGGCCTCGAGCGTCAACGCGTTGTCTGCAATCGGGTAGTACCTGCTCGAGCCGCACACGCGGTATTACCTGAGCCTGGTCGCCGGCCACGAATTTCGTGGGATCTGACAGTGCACCTCGAGCGCCACACGCGCGCGATAGCTCGGGAGCCACTGCCCCGAGGCCCACCGGCTCACGTTGCTTTCGTGCACGCGCACTCGTGCCGCAACCTCACGTGCGCCGATCACTTGGATCACGGCGAGCAGGCGACGACGGCCCGTTATCATTCGCCACCCGGGATGCGGTTCGTGATGCCCGCGCGTATGCACTCGCAGTATTGCCAATACTCGCCGCATTCGTCGCACGACTCTGCGGCGTCGCACTGGCAAATGTCGTGATAAAGCCCGCAATAGTCGCAGGTCCACCACTCGAGCAACGGCTCGTCTATCGCCGCCACTTTGCCGCCGCGGCGTAGGGATCAAGTCGTGTCGTCGCCTCGGGCAACACGGCGATCGAGCCGGTGCCAGTGTACTCACGCAACGAGAGCGGCTCCCACGCGGCGAGCGCTAGCGCGTCGTACCGATCCGGCGAGCGGCCGAGCAACTTGCGCAACGTTTCCTTGTCGGTGACTTTCGCTTGCCCGTTCGGCAATAGTCGCCACTCGAGCGAGTGCAGATCGCGCGCTAGTTTGGCATCCTCGACAATCGCACCACCCGAGTCAAACCAGGCCGCGAGCGAGCCGGCGAGCGCGTCACGCATTCGGGCATAAAGCTCGGGTTGTCTCATGCTCCGATCCGACGCGCGTACCGACACTACCTCGAGCTCGCCGGGGTGATCGTCGGCATACTCGCGGATCGCGCGGTTGACGCGACTACCGATCTCACCCTCGCGATCGACGACGACGACGACGGTTTCGCGCGGTTGCCGCAACCGGTGCACGATCCGTAACAGCTCGGCGAGGTGCCCTTGTTCGTCGAGGCCGCGGCGTGGCACGAGCTCTAGCAACTTGAGCCCTCGACGTGCCGCGAACACGATCTCGTCGCCGCGGCCCCGTTCACCCGCGGGATCGAGCCCGATGTACAAACGCCCCTCGGCCGGTGTCTCGCTCCACCGTTGCTCGGCCTGTTCGATCGTGTGGAGCGAGAAGATCTTGCCCTCCTCGTGTTCGGCGAACTCACCCTTGACGCGCACGAGATACAGCGCGCTTTTCTCGCCCCATTCCTCCTTTTTCTCGGCGATCCATTCGGGCATAGCGAGCCCCGGGATCAACCGCTTGCCGTGCACCACGTTCGGCGATTCCTCCGAACTGACGGTGACGCACGTGTAAAAGCGGTCCTTTTTTGAGTGGAACGCGTCGTAAAACTCGCCCTCGTTTTGCGTCGGGTTGCCGAACAACACGAGGCGCGCACTACCGGCGCGGTTGCCCTCGATCGCCTCGTAGATCTCTTTCGGTACGCCGCTCGCCTCGTCGACGATATACAAAACGTTCTCGCCGCTAATGCCGGCAACGGCCTCGCCTTGACGCGCGGTGAACCCGACGATCTCGCGAAAGTCATCTGACTTGAGCCCGGTACGCGCCAAGTCGCCGAGCTCGCCGTCGATCAGACTCGAGTGAGGGCACGGCCGCGGCACACGAGCCGCGGGGTTGTCGAGGAGCTCGGCCTTGCACGCCACGCACCGGCCCGACCGTGCCAGCATCATACGCAACTCACGCCATAGGATCTCGTCGACCTGACGGCTCGTCGTACTAGTCATCACCACGCGAGCGGCCTCAAACGCGCAGTAAAACCACAGTGCCAGTTGCGCGGCCGAGTGTGACTTGCCGACTTTGTGCCCCGACTTGATCGCTACACGCGGGTAGTCGCGCACCCGCTCGAGGATCTCGATCTGCTTTGCCCACGGATCGACGCCGAGGATCTCACGCGAGAACCGCACCGGATCGGCCCGGTAGATCGGTGACGGGAACGTGATCCCGAAACTCGCGTGTAGGGCCGGGAAAAAGTCGGCCGCGAAGTCGCCGATAAACGTGGGCAACGGCTCGTCGCGTTTCGGCGGCCGGCCGGGGCCGCGGCGTTTCTGCACCTCGAACGCGAGCGACGTCGTTGCCACCGGTCAACCTCGTTTGAAAGGGTATGTGTCGGGCTCGTCGGGTGGTGCCGCGGGTGGCGGCGCGGGCCGAGCGGCGAGCACCACCGGCACAAAGTCGAGCGGCACGATCCCG